GCCCCACGCTGCGCAAAAAAGTCTCCGACCCGAAAAGCAGGGACAGCGGCAACACGATATTGCAAAAGACTTACCCCGGAGGCATCCTGACGCTGTGCGGCTCCACGGAAGCGCACGCGCTGGCCTCCAAGCCTATCCGATACATTCTCGGCGACGAACGCGACCGCTGGGCGACGTCGGCCGGCAACGAGGGCGACCCATGGGACTTGGCCCGGGCGCGCCAGATTACTTTCTACAACGCTAAGGCGGTGGAGGTCTCGACCCCCACCATCAAGAACGCCAGCGCAATTGAAGCCTCGTATGCTCGCGGCACGATGGAACGGTGGTGCAGCCGCTGCCCCCATTGCGGCGAGTACCACGAGATACGGTTCTCCGATATCCGCTATGACTATTCCGAAAAGGTCATCACCGGAAAGAAAACCTACTCGGTGACGGAAATCATGTACATCTGCCCCGGCTGCGGCTGCGTCTCCGAGGAAATGACGATGAAGCGGCAGCACGCCAAATGGATAGCGGAAAACCCGGACGCTTACCAGCAGGGCATCCGTTCCTTTTGGCTCAGCACCTTTGTCTCCGCGTGGGCGTCATGGGAATCCATCATACTGGCCTACCTTTACGCCATCGGCGACACCCGCAAGCTGCAGGTCGTATACAACACCCGCTTCGGCGAGCTGTGGGAAGACCGCGGCGACCTGGAGGACGAGGACAGCCTAATGCAGCGGCGCGAGGAATACCCGGCTGAGCTGCCGGATGGTGTTCTGGTGCTCACCTGCGGCGTTGATACCCAGGATGACCGCCTCGAATATGAGGTCGTCGGCTGGGGGCATTTCTCCGAGAGCTGGGGCATCGAAAAGGGCATCATCATGGGACGCCCGGATGATGCCGTGGTTTGGAGCAAGCTTGATGATGTGATAGACCGGGTATACCGCTTCGTTGATGGGCTCGGCCTGAAAATCTCTATGACATTCGTAGACGAGGGCGGTCACTTCACGCAGGAGGTCAGACTGCAATGCCGGGCGCGTATCGGCAAAAAGGTTTTCGCTATCAAAGGCCGCGGCGGTCAGAACGTCCCCTATACCTCCCCGCCCAAGAAGCAGAAAATCGTCATCAACAAAACGGTGGTCGGCACCTGCTGGCAGTATGAAATCGGCGTCGATTCCGGAAAGCAGATTATCATGGATAACCTGCGCGTACAGCCTCCCGAAAATCCGGGGGATGAGAAGCCGAAATACTGCCACTTCCCCAAGCGGGACGACTACGGCTCCGCGTACTTCAAGGGCCTGCTGTCCGAGCATCTGGTATACAAGGCCGGGAAAAAGCAACCGTGGCAATGGGAGAAGATACCCGGCCATGAGCGCAACGAGCCTTTGGATTTGCGCAACTACGCGCAGGCGGCGTTTAAGGCCCTCCCTGCGGACTTGGACGCGATAGACAGGCGGCTTAAGGCGGCTAGGAAAGAACTGCCTCACACGCCTGTTGCTATGCCTCCTGCGCCCAATGTTCAGAAGCGCCGGGGGCAGAGGAAAGGCCCATCGCTGGACAAATTCTATGACGATTGGTGAGGTGAATGATTATGGCATCGAAAACCGAGCTTCAGGCGCGGATGGCCTTTTGGAAAGCTGCCCTCGAAAAAATGCAGGCGGCATATCTTGCCCTTGTGGACGGCGGCGTCAAAAGCTACACCATAGACGACCGCCAGCTCACCCGGTTCGATATCCCCGCTCTGCTTAAAGAGATTGAGGCAGCGGAGAAAAAGGTCGACGAGCTCACGGCTCTGCTCCACGGACGCAGCGCGCGAAAGGCGTTTGGCATCATCCCCCGCGACTGGTAAAGGGTATTAGCCCGAAAGGGCTTTGCCACGGGCGACCTGATGGAGTTTGTGCTCCTTTCGCCGTCAGGTCGTCCGTTTATATATTCAAATTGCGATGATTGGAGGCGATAGGAATTGAGCGATACCGCAAAGGGCCGGGGCGCACCGCAGGCCAAGGGCTATAGCGAAGCCGGTGCCAGTACCACCCGGCGAGCACTCAAGAGTTTCATGGCTCGCAGCGGCTCTCCGAACGAAGATATAAACTGGAATAACGCCACCCTGCGTCAGCGCGGCCGGATGCTCACTATGAGTTCCCCGGTGGCGGCGTCGGCTATCAATACAAACCGCACAAAGGTTGTGGGCAACGGCCTGACACTGCAGTGCGCCGTCAACCGTGACGTACTCGGGCTTTCCCCCGAGGCCGCGAAGGTATGGCAGCGGATAACCGAAGCCGAGTTTCAGCTGTGGGCTTCAAAAAAAGAGAACTGCGACGCCATCGGCGTCAATAATTTCGAGGGGCTGCAGCAGCTCGGACTTAAATCGTGGCTGTCCAGCGGCGACGTGTTCCCGTTATTCAAGCGATATCCGGCGACCCCGCTGAATCCGTACTCGCTGCGCATCCATCTGATTGAAGCCGACCGCGTCAGTACCCCTATCAATTTCGGCGCGTCCTCCGGCTATTCCGTCATAACGGACGGCACCAACCCCGCCAACGGCAACAAGATATTCGATGGCGTTGAGGTCAACAAGGACGGCATGATTGTCGCCTACCACATCCGAAACACCTATCCTGGACAGATCACGGCCGACACCACGGAATGGACGCGGATTGAGGCGTATGGCAAGAACACCGGCCTTCCGAACATCCTGCACGTCATGGACAGCGAGCGCCCCGATCAGTACAGAGGGGTCACATATCTTGCCCCGGTCATCGAGCCGATTTTACAGCTGCGCAGGTACACCGAGAGCGAACTGATGGCCGCGTTGGTGCAATCGTTCTTCACAGCATGGATTACCACGAATACCGACCCGACCAATATCCCTATCAATGAGGTCGGAGCCGGAGACATCGCCGGAATACCAAGTGAAGTGCCGGACGGCATTTCGGAAAGTCCAAACGAATACGAAATGGGGCCGGGCGTCGTCACGCACCTTGAGGATGGGGAAAGCATCACCTTTGGCAATCCGAATATTCCCACGGCGGGATTTGAAACCTTCGTGAAAAGCATCTGCAAGGAAATCGGCGCTGCGCTGGAGCTTCCCTACGATGTGCTGATAAAGGAGTTCAATTCATCCTACTCGGCTGCGCGCGGCGCGCTGCTCGAAGCATGGGAGGCATTCAGGATGCGCCGGAAATGGTTTGTCGACGATTTTTGTCAGCCCATCTATGAAGTGTGGCTCACCGAAGCCGTCGCCCGTGGTCGCGTAAAGGCTCCGGGTTTTTTTGATGACCCGCTTACCCGCGCCGCTTGGTGCGGCGCTCGCTGGATTGGCCCGATACAGGGCCAGCTCGACCCGCTGAAAGAGGCAAAGGCGGCGGTTATCATGGTCGACCAGGCATTCAAGCCCCGAGAGCAGGTAACGCGCGAAATGGGCGGCGGTGACTGGGACGAGAATGTCGAACGCGTTGTCCACGAAAACGAGAAGCTTCGCGAAGCTGGCGGCGGTAATTATATGGCCACCCTTGCAGACAACGATGAAGGAGGAGGAGAAGACGATGGCAAAACCGACTAAAAACCTTTTTGGCGGCTTCAATAAAAAGGCGGTCAACATCCAGCGCGAGTGCTACACGATGGCAAGCACGAACGGCAGCGACGCCGAGATTATCATGTACGGAGAGATTGTTGAGGACCGCCCCGTGGACTGGTGGACCGGCGAGCCTATTGAGGGCAGTTACATTGTTCTGAGCGAGTTCCTGGACGACCTCAAGCAGATTGAGAATGCCGACCGTATCACGATGCGTATTAACTCCATCGGCGGCAACGCCTATGCGTCCATCACCATCCATAACCGGCTGAGAGAGCTGAAAGGCGAGCTGACCGCCGTCGTTGACGGTGTGGCTATGTCTGGCGGCTCTCTTATCATGTGCGCCGCCGATAAGGTACAGGTCAACCCGTCCAGCTTGATTATGATTCACCGATGCCTTACGCTGCTTATCGGCAGATACAATGCCGAGGAGCTGGAAAAAGTCGTCGCCTCCAACGAGAGCGTCGACAAGGCTCAGGCTGCAATTTACAGGCGCAAGACCGGCATGGAGGAGACAGACATCCTTGTCATGATGGGCGATGAAACCTATATGACCGGCGCAGAAGCCGTCGACAAGGGCTTCGCCGATGAACTGCTCGATGCTGAGGCCCCGAAAATAGCGGCCAGCGCGGATTGCCGCACCCTCTATGTGAATGGCCGGGCGATTCACAGCGCGTTCCCGCATATCAATCTGCCCGATAGCGTCCCCACGGTCGATACTGCCGATAGCGCAGTTGAGATAAATCCAAAACAGCCGGCACAGACCGGCGGCAACGAAGGAGGAAAAACCATGGCAAAGACTCTCGACGAACTGAAAAAGGAAAACCCCGACCTCGCAAACGAGCTCATGGCTCAGGCTCAGGCCGCCGCGTCTGCGGAAATTGAAGCCTCGGGCGACGCGGTGGAAGCGGAGCGCAAGCGCATCAAGGAGATTGATGAAGTTTCCGCTCTCTACAGCGAAGAACTGGTGCAGGAGGCCAAGTACGGCGCCAATCCCTGCACAGCACAGGAGCTCACCTACCGCGCCGCCAAGGAAATGGCAAAGCAGGGCAAGAAATTCATGTCCAGTATGGAGGAGGACACTGGGGCCTCCGGCGCGCAGCAGGTAACCGCACTCCCCGGTGCCGATGACGGTACCCTTGACAACGACAGCAATAAGACTCCCGAGCAGCGCATGGCAGCGGCGCGCGATGAAGTGCAGACCCTGCTCGGCACGAAAAAGGAGGGCTAAACGATGGCTAACATTTCCAGAAAAGTCGGCGAAATGGATTTCGACGGGCTGATT